AATTGCTAAGTCTAACATTGTTGAACCTGTTGAAATGAACTCTTTGATATCTGTTGGTGTTTCTTGTGCGCCATCTAAAAAATAAGCAACCTTATAATCTTTGAATTTCTTATTTAAAGAGTCGGCAAGAACTCCAGCTAAATCGTCTTTAACTGACATATATTTCTCCTAATTAAATAGTGGGTGTGTCCGGCTTTTACACACACTCGGTTTTATTAGTGTTGGCTTCAACACCCACTACACTTTATTTACTTATTGAACAACTCATCGAAAGCAGCACTGGCATCTTCGACTTTTGCTGACTCAGCAGCAACTGCAGATGCAGGAGCAGTTTCCTTTGTTTCCTCAGTACCTTCACTTTCAGGGTTTAACCATTGGTTAAGAACACCTGTTAGCTCTTCGTATGAGAGTTCTTGGTACAATTCGGTTATGTCTTTTTGATTCTCCAAGAGGTTTTCTAGCTTCGCCTTATCTTCCACGATTGGAGTCTGATTAGGTTTAACACGAATAGCCGTCTTAGGAAAAGAAGCACCACTTTCTTCTGCAGTAATAAACTCTACTGATACATCACGTCCACTTACTGGATCGGTAATATCACCATAGTCTGGGTCTGCAATAACAGAAAGTAATTCTTGATAGACTGTTTTACCAAAACCCCAAAAACGAACACCTTGAGTCTCTTCACCACGAACGATAACAGGAGCAAAGGTTCTCATCTTAGCTTCTAATTTACGAGCCATCTGATACTCTTCTCTGTTCCCACTCGTTTTAAGTTTTTGTGCAAACTCTTCGATTGGATCAGGACGACCAAATGTTATTGGTGAAAGATAGGTTTTGTTATTCAAACCAAAATGGAAGAACAACTCAATGAACGGATTATCCTTATTATGCTTATATGGCAAAACACGAATAACCTGTTTACCAGGTTGTGGTTTCCAAAGATTTGAAGTTCGATTGTTTGTGGTTTGTAGCTGATTAAGCCTACTACGAATAGAATTAATATCCATTTGTTAATCTCCTTATTTTATTAGTTATTATTTATTTGTTAGTTACATCATTCTGTAACCAATAATATATATCACCTGTAATAGTGAAATACAATTATTTTTTAGTTTTCTTGATAATCTTTTATGTCTACTATGCTGTGTATTCTGGTTGGTATCTTATTCAATCCTGTATCGTTGGTAAGCAATAAACTATTTTGATATTCTTCCCACGGGATAGGAAACCTCTTATCTAACACACCACCATTGAGTTCTCTGATTACCTCGTTGAGTGCGTTGATTGTGTAGAGTGTATTACTTTGTTTCTTTCTATGTAGAGAAATGGTATTTGGAATATCATCAGGATGATTATCAGCATCATACTCAACATTGTATGTACAGATTAGTTGGTCTCTATCCTTACCATTCTGAAACACATATACCTTTTCGTATAGTATATCGTTACATATGATGATAAGACCTAGAATATCTTCTAGCTTATCTTTTTGAGTGAATGTGCAGAGTAGTTGAGTTTTCATTATGGTTTTTTACCTGTCTTAAAGCATTTTTGCATATCTGTACTATAAGTCATTGTGTTATCAGTTTTACCAGCAGCACCATTTTTTGAACGATATGATTTATATCCTATCTCTGTTTTGTTACCTTCTTTATCAACAATGTAAGTAAATACCTTTTTTCCAGTAACTACTGTTCCTGTTTCTTTATCATATGTCAAATCATCAGTTTCCTTTAATTCAAAATTTTCAGTAAAATCTTTTGAATTTTCAACTCCAATACAATCTCTTAAAACCTTTCCGTTAACTATATTTCCACCCATATTAACATCTAAAGCAGAACCTATCATACTATTTGGATTTCCCTCTTCATATTTTTTTGGAGGATAATCCATCATAGTTAAATGAAATGCTCTAGCAGCTTCTTCAGCTTCCATACGGGTTCCAAGTCCAGACTGTACTTCATTTAATTTATTAATTCTTTCTCTTTGCATATTTACCACCTTTTCTCTTTGTTGTGATAAATTTCTTTTTACATTAACACCTTTAGTATCTGGATACTTCTCTTCGTAAGCTAAACCTACTTTATTTATTACTTTTGTAAGTTCATCTGTAAGTTTATTTCCATCTGCAACATATTTAAGAACTACTTCGTACTTATCTTTCAAAGTTAATTCTTCAGAATCTTTACCTGTTTCAATATAGTTACTAAATTTACTATTAATTGGTGGTTTTTTATTAGCTCCAAACAAAGATTTATTAATATTGTTTTGAACTGTTTGTGGGTTTTCATCTAAAATTTCCATTTGTTTTTCTATAGGAAGTTTCAACATATTTTTTGCTACAGGCACAGCTTCTCTCTGATAGTTTTCTTCTATTTCAGATATTTTACTTGAATAACTGTCAACTATTTCTTTAGAAGTTTTCTTTTTACTTTCACTTATCTTTAAATTATCAATACTTTTTTTGTAATTTTCACCTTCTTGAGATAACGTAGAATTATCTTGAATATCATTAGTAGTGGTTTTATCAGAGTGAAATTGTATTAGTAAATTATTATCATTATCTTCAACAAAAGTTGCAGTATCAGATGGATTCATTCCACCACCACCTGCTTTTATAAAAGCAACAGCATCTTCTTGAGTAACTTCTTGTCCATTGGGCAGTAAAACTCTATTAGAATTTTCTACCATTTTGATTTGAGCATCAATTGAACTTTTTGCTCCATAGAAAGTTGAAGTTTTTTTAGGTTTGCTAAATTTATTTTGTTCTTGTAGATTTTCGATTCTTTTTTGTGTTCTTTCATATTTCTTTTTGGCAGATCTAGCAGAAACAACACACTTTGACCAAAGTTTTTTATTTTTAATACCTTCTGGAACTTTACCTGTGCCTGGAGTTTGTGCTTGTTCTTTTCCTAATGCAGTATCTTCAGTTAATTCGTACATTTTTTTAGCTAATTCTTCATCTGATATATTGGGATTTTTTTTCAGTAAATGAACTCCCTCACCTGAAACTATTTCATTAAAAGCAGAACCGGCTCCACCTGGTGCTGGCTTTGTGCCAGTTGCTTTTTCAAATTTTTTATAACCATATTTAAACATATCGTTTTTGACTTGATTGTCACCCTCTTTAGGATTTCCGGCAATTATACCTTTTGATTCATCATCACCTACAGATCTTTTAAAATCAGGAGAAACACCTTTATTAGAATCTACATTTCTATCAAACTCAGGTCCAGTATCTAACTTCTCACCATCATCTTTTTCACCACCATCTCCCTGTAGTGCTTTTGCTGCAATATATGCTGGAGAGTCTTTCTCTCTACTTATAGCAGATTTGTAAGTAGTTTCTCTATCGACATCCTTACCGTCTTTATCTTTTATTTTATATTTTACCTTAGTTTCTGGATCTATCTTATCACCTTTTTGCTTAGGTGCTTCCATCAAAGTATTTAGTAACTCAGCTCTCGCTTCCCTACTCCAACCAAAATCGTTTAAGACATTTTCTAATATTAATAGTTTAGCTCTGTTCTTTACATCGGGCTTACCATCGCTTGTACGATAAGACCATTCTACTAATATTTGATTTAAATCTTTAATCATTTAAAATTCTCCGTAATATCTTCCATTTCGTGATAGTTCCAACCCTTACCTACTTTGACTGGAAACTTACCCTTTTGTTCAATAATACCCTTTACCTTCTTTAGAAACTTTAGACCATCCTTTAAATGAAAATCAAATAAAAATGAGTCATAGTTATAGAGGATTAATTTACTCTTACGGTTATCTATTTTAGGTAAGAGTTCTGTAAGCATCCTCATATTACTCTCTGTTTCCATCAACTGAATAAGATAGTTAAATACCTTATTCTTGTTCATATCAGACAGGTTGTTCCTATATATCTTCTTATTATAAATATCAGATTCTATGAAATTCTTTAATTTATAGTCCTTCCAAACCTCATCTATATACAACTGAACTTTAGCAAAAAATGGATTAGAGTTAAGAACATCATCAGGTATATGTCCATACAGATACTGAAAGGATAGAGACTTAGCCTCATTATAATCTACACCATACAACTTAGCCATATGTTCGTGAACCGAACCATTAGGAAATTTGTAGTCTATCACATCTGCAATCAACCTTAGATGATAAGCATCGTAATCCATCTCTACCAACATACCATCTTTACCAAATCTACTTACAAACTTCTTTCTACTACCATCCGATTTGTTTAGAGCCGCAAAGTTTAAACCACCAAATCTATTTGATGGGCGGCCTGTAGCGGTATAAGGATTATATTCCGAATACACCATATCATCTATAGTCTTTATCCCATTACTCTCTACCTTCTGTAAGCTTTCCAATACATCAAAGTTATAGGTATTGAACACAGGCTCATTGTCTTTCTTACCTATGGTTGCTGGTATCTTCATATGTTCAACCAACTTCCTACACCACTCTATGTGTTTCATAATCGGTATAAGACAATTAACATTTGGTTTTTTGTAATACTTTCTGTAAAAGTATTCATGAGCATTGGTTAGGATATCATCTATTAACAGAGGTTGGTTCTTTTCCAAATAATGATTCATCTGAATGTCGTATGTGTATTTCCAATCGAAGAAGTGTAACAACTTTTTCTTATCATAGGTATACTTGTTCTTAGGAGACCAAGTCATATCCATATGTCTTTCTGGATCTAGGTTGATAGCATCTGTGTGTCTGAATGGAAGTACATATTCTTTTGAGTCACCACCCAACATCTTAACATACAACAAACATAGTTCGGTGCTTGCTGGATGTTTGTTCTCATCACATTGAATCGGTATAACAATAGAATCGCAGTCGTGAAACTCTTCCCCAAACTTTACAAACTCTTTCTCTGTTTCAACTATGACCAATACAAGTCACTCCATATCTTAACCGTCTCAGGATAGATATCAAACATCAGTTCTTTGAGAGCTATAGCATACTCTTGTATTTCCCATTGTGCAGTCTTCTCATCCCTTAACTCTATGAAGTTCATAATAGCTTGAAACGATGCAGTCCAATAGACTTCTGTGTATTGTGATAAGGGTAAAACTATTCTTGCCTGTTCCTTAGCCATACCAGCAGATATCATCTTATCGTAAGCCATTTCTACCTGCCTCATATACTCATTGTAAGTACTAGTCATTCTCTTCTGTTGTAAATCATCCAACACGCCCTCAGATGCTTGTTTGTTATCTTCCGATTGTTTTCTCCAAACATCAGGCATATAGAAATCCTCTACTGGCATATATCTACCACTAATCTCATTCCAAGCGTGATCTTTGGTGACGTGAGTTGAAGTAGTTTCTGCACCAACAACGTGTTTGTACCATTGTCTCATTACAAACTCTGGTGCTTTAAGATGAAACTGAACCATCATATGTCTGAACGGAGAATAGTGCTTGTATTTAGCCAAGTATTTAACTAACCTTCTATCTCCATCATCATACTTTTCTTTTCTTTTACCGAATGATACTCTTGCTGAGTTGACTACTGTTAGGTCTGAACCTAAAGAATCTATAACCTCAACAAACCCTTTATCTAAGACTTGTTTTTTCATAATATAACCTTTATTTGTATATAAATATTATATAAGTTATCCAAAACGTAATTTAATATTTATTAACATATATCTGGAGTTCCTATCTCATTACCATCTGCGTCTAATTCCGAATTATTAGAATCATTTCCTAAGTAATTACCATCTCCATCTAAATTAATGTTACCATCATATCCACCAGCTGTTCCATCAGAAGAGGTGTTTTGGTCAGATTGAGTCACAGTATTATAATTAGACAAATCCATCATATTAGCTAATCTATCTGCTATACTTAGGTTTTCTTCAAATCTGTAAAATTGAAATGGTGTTAGTAATTTTTTTATGGTTACGATCGTAGCAGATGCTATCCTAATTTGTTTTATGTTTTGTGAGTAAACATAATTTTTATTTCCAGCTATATACCATCTCAATTGAACATAATTATATAAAGGTGAAGATTGAAAGTCCTGTTTACTTACTTCAAATGTTGGTTGATTTTTATCATTAGCTTGTTTAGCAAAATATCTTTTGTAACTTCCTTTCTTATAATCTTCTTCTTTTGGTGAGACAACTTGACTACTCAACTTTAATGGAGATTGTTCGTTCAAAGTATTATAATACGTAAACTGAGACACATCATATTTTAGTGGAAACATTAGTTTACTGGTAGAATTATGTACACCACCACTCATAAAATACTCACCCAAATCAGTTGTATAATGTATGTGATAGGTTGTTCCAGCTTTTACTGGTTTACCATTCTCATAGTAAAATTCATTTGCCTTTGCTATTTGATTTTTAACTGCCCTTTCGGTTATCTGATTTATAGCATCTACTACAGGATTGATAAGAGGTAACTTATTTTTTCTAGCTTCAAATAATTGTTGTAATTTAGGAGTAGTTTGTGTATAGGAGCTACCACCAGATGAAGTCTGTTGAGTAGTTGGTGTTTGTGTATACGAACTACCGCCCGAAGACTGTTGAGTGGTTGTTGTTGGTGGTGGTCCTGATGAACCTGCGCTATAAGCTGCCATTTTATTCTCCTAAAATATTATAAGGTATCTTCTCTTCACGTGGGTAGATTAGATATTCCATAGCCAGGATTTTCTGGATCTTTTCTTTCAGTTTTTGGTTCTATATTTCTATCCCAATAATCTCTTCTTGTGTTAATACCTTTCTTTGCCTTTATAACTTTTGGGAAACCAGCTGGTTGAGGCCTGTCTAAGTAATCAAGTTGAGCTCTAGTATTTCTGTCTCTTTGTACTGTATAGTTTCTTATTACTCCGTCTGCCCATCTATATTCTGGTCTCCATTCCGGCTTATAAGGTTCTTTATATAATATTTCATCGTTTTGAACAAAAGTTCCACGATAAGTTGAATATAGAGTCGGTGGTGGGCTAGTCTTTCTTTTTCTAGCATTACCATTAAGTATTTCTTGCATTCTTCTATCTATAATTTGAATTGGCATTGTGTTTACTATGTTTGGTGAAGGTTTAGGTGGCAACTTTTTTTCTATCGGAACAGGCGGTGCTTCCCACGGGTCAAAGTCATCAAACTCAAGTACATCTAACGTTACATCATCTGCAATATCTTCATCGTCTGTAGGAACAGGAATTGATGGTCTAGCTATAGGTGGTGGTGGTATATTACCAACTGTGACTTCTACAGTCTGATTTTCAACGACTGAAGTTTCAAATCTTTTTGCGGGTATAACTCTTTGTACTATTTTTTGTAGTTTAGGATTACCATGACCAATACCAGTACCTGAAATTCTAGTAGTAGTTTTCACAGGTTTAGGTGGTGGTGGAGGAGCTTCCCATTCTTCAAAATCATCAAAATCTAAATCATCCAATGTCACATCATCTGCAATATCTTCATCGTCTGTAGGAACTGGAATATTTGGGTACGGTACATCAGGTAATGGTTCTCCATCATAATCTTCCTCTACCCTTAAATCTCCCTTATCCGGAATATGATTGATTCTCATCTTAGTTAATAATTCTGTAGTCCATCCACTAGAATCAACTTTCTGATTTAAACCAACTACTTGAAAATAAGTGTAAGGACCC